CGAGTCTCTGCATATACTCACGCGCATTTAATGTTTGCGTACTGCTGACGATTGTCGGCGTATAAAACAAGGCGTCGGCGTCATAGGTGCATTTTGCGGTCATCTCTAGCCCGCTGTTCGTCGTGCTTTCGACGATGAACGAATACGGGAAATCTAGTATGTACCCGCGCAGTTCATCTTTTGGCAGGGTATGGATAACGGTGCCATAGGACGCGGTATCGGTCAGCGTCGCCTCTTGCAACGTGAGGTTAATTGCCGTGATACCGTCGCTCGGATAGGGTGGGCCTTGAAAATCCGTTTCGACGATTCGCGGGATCCTTCGCCGTGTGTCTCCCTTAATTTCAATTCGGTTTGCAATCCGTCGGCGTGTGTCGGCGGATATATCTATAACGTGGTAATCGTCGTTGGTAATCTCCCGCCGCGTATCGGCACTGATATCGACCGGCGTTCCTGCGGCGTTGTAAAGCGTCCTGCGCGTATCGGCGCTGATATCGACGGCGTGGACGTCAGCGTTGGACAGCACCCGCAACGTGTCGCCGGTCAGCGTTATCTCTTCGCCCGCATGATTACCGACGGTCAATGCCGCGTCACTAATGACAACGTCGCTCCAAAACTGACCGGGCAATCCCGACACAAAAACGCCGTCAAGCGCCGCGCCGCCGTTGACGTCGCCCGTATAGACGTACGTCTGTACCTGATTACCGTCAGAATATAACGCGTAATCAATCGCGCCGTCATCCGCGCCGGCCTTTATATGCATAACGATGTCGCCACGAAAACCAATGACACTGTAGTCTGACAGCGTCGTGACCAATGAACCGTTAATATAGACATTGGCAAAATAAGGCGCTCCGCCGCTCATGCCGTACTGTATGCCCGTAAACGCGCCGCCGGTGATGTTGCCGATTTTGGCGACGTCGCTCCCAGCTCGGGCCAGTGCCGCGCGAATCCACACCTCCCCCGCCGGCGATACGCCGAAACACGGCGAATCTGCCATTTGCGCGAAAGCTACGCCATAGATGCCCGCGGGGAACTGCGGAGGTTGTGGCCCCAACTGATAGACGCTTTGTGAAGTCAAAAGGCGCGTCAAGCCTGTGTTTTTGTAAGTCCAAGTCATGCCCCCGCGCCCTCCCCTGTCACGGTGTCGGTACTGCTACTGTCTGAACCCGAATATCAACGCTGTCATCGTTGCCCGGGGCCTCTGATACCGCGCTCGTGGCCTGTACCCATACAAGATGATTCGCCGCGCCGATCGTGTCGTTGATGGTCAAAGACGGCGCGAACGTCCCGTTTTCAGCGTCAGACACCGACCACCGGGCGGCTGTCGTGCCTGTGAATGATACCGTTGTAAGGCCCGTGGTCTGAAAGCCCGTCTCGCACCGCAGGGCGATGGCCTCTTTGCCCGTCTCGGCGTCACTGGCGGCGAGGGAGAACGTCAGCGGCTGTGTCTCCTCCCCGAGGGATATCTGCGTGCCGTCAGTGCCGCCCGACGTTGGATTGCCTTTATACAGATTTAAAAATGCGTTAGCCATCCGAAACCCTCCATAACTCAACATTCATCTCGACAGCCTTGGATTCAAACCGTGGATAGCGCTTCCAGCTTTTCACCACTACCCGGGCCGTGAACGTCTGTAACCCCGCGTTCGTCACGGTCACGGCTTCGCGGCTATTCCAGTACGATTCAACGATTTCGGCGTCATGTTGCATCATCTGTAGATTTGACCATTGGACTGTGTCGCCGCTCTGAATATGCCCGTAGTCCTGCACCACGACGCCGCCAACGGTCTGAATTTTCGTCTGTCTATCATCGGGGATGATTGACTCTTCTGGCGCGTTCAGTGAGACGGCGTCTCCGATTCTTACAACCATTCAATCATCCCTCCTACCGCGCATAGCTATTCCAACTTTGCCCAATCGCCGCCTCAACCGCGGGGGTAATCTGGTCGGCGACGGTATCAGCCAATTGCCGCATCGCCGCGCTGTCCTGCGTCACCGCCGTATCTATCTGCACCGTGATTGTGATTGGCGGCGGCGCGTCTTGTGGCCCGGTCTGTGATTCTCGGATTGCCCGGAGTTCTTCATTCGTCCGATCAAGGCGGCTTTCGATACCGTCAGCGCCTAACCGGATTTCACCATTCGCTAATGGCGCGAACGCGTTATTGATAGCGCTCTCAAAATGTCCTGCCCACGCAGGCGCGGATTCAAGCCCCCGCATTATCTCCGGGCCTTGCGGCGCATTGCCAATCGGGATCAGCGTTCGTTTCGCCTGCTCCAACGCCGCCGTGAATTCGTTGATTTCTTCGACGCTCGTTCTGTCCCCGGGCTTGATGCCCATATCTTGCCGCAAAATTTCTTGTAGAGCGCCGACAACACCGCCGCCGCCACTGGATTTTACGCCACGAAATACCTCAATCCCGGTTTCTTCTTGCTGTCGAGCCGCCCGAAACGCCTCAAGGTATTTTCGTTGAGACGTGAACATAGATTGTGCCGCGTCCTGCACGGCTTGTTGTTTCTGCCGTTCGGCGGCCTGCGTCGCCCGGACTTCGTCAACGCCTTTCTGAATCCATGCGCGTTTTTCTTTCTCAATGTCGGCAAGGCGCTTCTGTAAGCCAGTCTGAAAGATGGCGTCAATAACGTCAACTGTGCCGCGTGTGAAGTCCTCAATGGCCTTTGCCTTTTGCTTTTCGGCGTTCTCGTCGATGAGGTCAAGCGTCGCCTCGTCAATCGGCTTTCCCGCCGCTTTCGCCGCCGCTTCTAGCTTGTCGCGCGTCTTTTTCGCTTGACTTTCGATATCGAAAAGCGAATTCTCTATATCAGTATGTGTCGCCTTAAAAATGCTCGTTTCCAATGGTTCGCGTAGCGTTTCAAGCTGTTTTTCGTATTCCTTAACAGCTTTTTCCCGCGCACGTGATACGTTTTCAATAGCCGCCATCATTCGGCGTTCGCTACGTTCAAGCGCCCTATCCTCGGCTGTCCCTTCCTTGTTTCGCGCATCTTCCCTTGCCGCCGCGATCTTGTCTAAGTTTTCACGGTTCGCCGCTAGTTCGTCACCGTATATTTTATCAATGACAAATTTACCGGGGAGTGCCGCAATTCCTAACACGCCGGATTCAATGATGGCCCGCGGGTCAAAGATCCCCAACATACTTTTATTTGCGAAGTATGCCGCGCCTTCAACATCTTTTCGAATTGTCCCAAGGTCAAGACGAAAAGCCTTTGCAATATCACTATTAGTTAATTGCCCTGCGAGGTTGATGGCCTTTCCCAGCGTTTCAACCGCCGTTTCAGCGAACGCCGCGATAATTCGCGCAATATCCGTCAACGGCTCTTTGTTCTCCTTGATAACCTCAACCAGTTCTGAAAATGCATCGGTAAGTTTTGGTATAGATTCTTCTGCCGCTGGCATAAACGCCGAGACAAACTGCAAACCAACTTCACGAATCTGAGAATCTAATACCTTGATTTCGTCGTCAAGGTCGGCGGCGCGTTTCGGGTCAATATCCGCGCGGTTTATACGGTTGACAGCGTTCTCGTAATAAATTGCGTATTTGTTAAAAAAGTCTGACAGCCCGGCCGCCCTCGGCCCAAGCCCCGCCATAAATTCTTCAATCTGCCCGGCTTTTTGAGCGCGTTTATACCCCTCGGCCAGCCGCTTCAAGCCCTCGCCATATGAGACGAGATTTCCTTTGTCGTCTTTTAACGCTACGCCAAATTTCTCAAGCGTTTCGAGGCTCTCCCCGCTACCCTTTATGACTTGTCCGAAAAGGCGCGTCATATACTTTGTCGCGGCTTCTGCTTCGACGCCCGCCATTTGAAATGTGCGGAGCATCTCGCCCATGTCCTTCTCGGCAACGTTGAATTGCTCGGCCATGTCGTAGATTTTAGCCGCGTCCGATATGCCCTGCCCGATAAAGTTCATGGCTCGACGTAATGCCGCCACCGCCGCGATCACGGCAAGGATTTTTGCGTTTAATACAGACACGCCGGAACCAACGGCACTGATTTTTCCTTGAAAACCTTTCATCGTTGCCGCCGCGCTGTTGAATGCCGCCGCGCTTTGCTTTGCCGCCTCGCCTAGCCGTGACATAGCGTCCTTTTTCCCGCTAACAAACGGAAGGCTTCGAACGGTATCAATATATTTTTTTAGTTTTGCCGTAGCACCGTCTATCGTAGGATTACCGGTCTTGATAACGCCCAAAAGCGACGAAACGACCCCCGCCGCCGCGTTTGCTTTAGCAAGACCCGCCAATGCCCGCTTTAAAATTTCGGTCTTGCTTGCGGTCTTGTCTAAGACGCCGCCCTCGCCGCGCAAAGTCTCAAAAAACGATTTAAGCGACACCACGGCTTTATCTGTGCCGCTTTTCGCGCTCGTTTTGAAAGATTCAAAAGCGGCTTTCGCCTTGTCTAGCCCCGCGTTTACGTCAAAGGCTTTTTCGAAGTTCCAATCGTTTTCTTTTAGCCGTTTAACAGCCAAAGCCAGCGTTGCCAATGCCGCGCCAGCCGCCGTTATCTTCAGCGCAAGCGCGGCAAAACTCCTTTCGGACTTCTCCGCACCCGCCGCCATATCGTCCCCGGCGGTCTTACCGTCTTTCCCAAGCGTAGCAAGCGTTTCCTTTGCCGTTTTAGCTGTAACCCCAAGGTCTTTTACTTTCTTTTTTGCACCTTCAAGCGGCGAAAGGTCAATAGACACTTTAATGCCTACGCTTTTGCCTTGCTCGTTAATGTCAGAAACGGCCTTGTTTAGCGTCTCGCTTACGTTCGCTGCATCTACGCCAACGCCTATTTTCTGGCCGTTTGTGGCATTACCCCATGCTTTTAATACATCTTCCTGCTTTTTTAATTCGTCAGTCAGCGCGGCCTCTTTGGTTTTTATTTGGTCAAGGGTAGCCCCTGCCGCGTCCAATTTCCGCGCGTCAAAATCCGTTGACAGCGTTATGACGCCGTCTTTTGAGATTTGGGAAACGGCGTTTTTCACGGTCTGGTCAGCCGCTACCATTCCCGCGTCCAATGCGGAAAAGTCCAGCCCAATTCCGATCATCAACTGTCCGACGGATGCCGCCATTTCCCTTCACCTCACAGAAAATCTTCAATACTCACATCCGGCGCTTCGGCCTTTACCTTTGCCGCTAACTGATCAAGCATAAAGGCCGCGCTTTGACGGTCAATTTCCTCAACCGTCCAGCCGTACGCGGCCTGTATGCTCTCGTAGTAAACCAGCAATAATTCCCGCGCCGTCAACCGTTGGCCTTCGGCGCTTCGTCTTTTGGGATTTTAACAAGACTTTCGAATACTTGTACGAGAACCCATTCTTTCAGCTTGTTACCGAAAGGAATAAGTTCTGACGCCAGCAGACTTTCCTCGATGGACTCTCGCGTTACTTCTTTGCGATTGAACGCTTCAACGATATACACCGAATATTCATCAATTAGGCGCTTCACTTCCCAATCAACTTTATTTTGTTCGTCGAAATCAGCCGTAAGCCGCCAGACGCGCATTGTCGGCGGCGCTGGCTCGTATGCCTTGCCCTTAATTTTTAATTTCGGCGTGTCCATTACTCACACCCCCGGCGTCAGGGCGAAAGGGTCGTGTAGCCCATGCCGCTATACCAATTCGTGCCTACCGTCGTATTCCAGCCGGTCGCTTCTTCGTCGCCTTTCACATACACAAGGCCATCGGACAGGCGGTAGATGGCTTTCGCCGTGATTGTCGGCGTGTTGTACTCGATATTCTCGCCCTTCGTCGTCATGTCCTCGCTGGGTTCATTGAACTGAACCTTAAAGAACTTGACGAACCGGGCCTTGCCGTTGCGCTTGTCGGCCTGAAACGCCAAACCGAAATAAGGTGCGACGTCGTTTTTGTCCGAAATCATCACGCCATTCTCGACCTTGTGGCCGAAAAGGTAGGCGAGATATTCAAGCGGCATCGCGGCCGTTGTGAAGGTCAGCGTGTACTCCTGAATGGTGTTGGCCGTGTCAATGGCCTGATTGTCCGCGTACAGCGTCGCGTCATTTGTCGCCGGTTCGATCTGGACCTCGATGAGTACTTTTCCGAGGTCGAGCATATCGCCGTACGTCGCGCTATCATTCGCAACGTCGGTAAGCATTTCGGCA